TTTTTTTTTTCTTTTTTTTAAAACTGGTCAGTTTAAGGTCTTGACTAGGACGCGGGCAAAAAGCATCAATAGTGGATGGCCTCACAATTCAGCGACTTCGAGTAGTAGTGGAGCCACTCGGTTCGAGGCTGATGCCCTATCTCGGAGTGGACCGCTCTGCACATCATAGGGGCATAAGTGTCAAAAACCGACTTCCCATGGATGGACAGTTCCATCAAATTGGTCTCCAAACAGGCAACCAGTTCGGCCACTGAGTTGGATTTCTTAGTCCAGTAGGACGACTCAAGAACAACAGAGAGTTCAAGTGGAGCAATAACGCGACCTTCGCGCTTAGAGTGGACGAAGCCACGCTTTAGAAAACCACACTCGCCAATCTTCCTGTGCCCGTGATGGACATCTGATTTGGTTTCATTGGTATACGTGAGACCCATTCTAGCCATAGCATTGGTTATTGAGCTCTGTGTCACATAACCAGAGAACTCGCTGCTGATGCCAAACAGGTTGTCATCTCCAAACACCATCATTCTAACACCATCCATGGTCACAACGAGATAGTGGGCAAAAATGCCGACATCCACCCCGCTTGGGTCTAAGTGAAGTTCACCCTCAATCACGCACTCGGTAGCTGCCATGTAGCCAAATACAAGGTTACAGAAGCTGTTGAGTAGGGTTGTCAATGGGTTGCCTGATGGGTTGGAGCCAGTGAACTCGTACACAAACCCAACACCACTATCGGAGACAGTGACATGATGGGAATTGACTACGTCCTCAAACAACGCCGCGCGTATAGCGACCTCTTCTGGAGAAGAGTTGTAATAGTAAGCTTCGCACGCATCAAGGAACTTATACATAACGGCAGGCATCAACCTTCCATCATACCCAGAGAAGTCTCCAGCAATGACGTTGTCGCCAAGTGCAGTTACGTGCCTGGCAATGGCCTCCCAGTCGCTAGAGTAAGGATTGACCCCCATAGCCATAGAGTTGGTCACCTTGTTCTTCATACAGTGGCGAACGAAATCGCCAAAATACATCCTGCAAAGGACCAAAAAATCGAGGGGCGCAGCCGATATAAGGCGACTCTTACCAGCCCGAGCTTTCTCAATGGGTCGACGCTCATCCTTGAGGAAATCAGCGTATAGAAAATCGCCACGCTGGCTCCTGGACATGGACCTCACGTACCCTTCGATACTGGCTCTCAGGTCCTTGCATTTGTCTGAGGTGAAATCGAAATCCCCGTCCGATCCAAACCAGTCAGTCTTACCTGGGCCGCAAGCTGTGAGATTGAAGGGATACCCGGCGCTCTTGGACCTTGGGATAGCGTTGAAATGCTCGACGCCATCTAGTCCGCTACACGCATCCTCGAAAGAGAAGACACGAGGTGGCCATGGATCATCGTGGGAGGTACCGTACGAGATCATGCTGATCACAGCGTCAGAGACCAAACCGAGCCTGTCCAGATCGATGTGGGCCGGCACTCTGGAGTATTTAGCTCTCGCTGAGGCCCATGGGTCAATAATGGTGCCATCCTCTCTAGTGACCCTACAAAGCATTGCGGGTTCACAGGTTGGAGGCCCCCACTTACCGTGGAGAGGGCTCTTGATGATCGAGGTCCGATTAGGGAGCCTAAAGGGCTTAATTTCCTCCCTTACGAGGAAAGCGCCGCCTATCTGCTCCTCGCAGACAGGGTCCTCAGTGACGACTTTACCTGGCTTAGGCTTCAGCTCGTCCAGCACACGATGAACATTCGCGCAGTGGATTTTGGCCGCATATCCCAAAGTGCCATTCCCAGCAACGTGAATACCAGCGAACTTGACTGCGCCATTAGGTTTCATAAGAAAAAGGGGAGAACCACAATCACCTTTCCTCGTCTGCAAGTGGTATTTGTACGCTGTATCGCTACTGTAACCGCCGTATTTGACCTGGCCAGTCTTTGCCGAGCGAGTGACGATGAGGCCAAAATTGTCTCCATCTGGGCGGAGGAAAGCGGAATCAAACAACCCGTCGTCAGCCCTGTCACTCTCGTCCAGGAAATAGCGGGTGATGTCAGGGTGGTTGTGCACCACCTTTGGGAACTGGACATATGCAACATCATCTGTAGAGTCCTCAAGGACAAGCCACTCCGCTTCGTCATACCTAATCTGGAAACCGGCGTCAGGAGCGCCGGCACGGGTGAAGGTGATTATCGGATTTTGATCAACTTCGCCTCCTTCCATCCAGGCCTCGAGGTGATTGGAGAAGTGCTCAGGGAAGATGGCAACTCTACCCTTTATAAAGGTGAAGTAGCCCAACGTCCTGCCCTCACAGATTGCCTTGTAAGAGCTACCGGAGATGATCTTCCTGGCCATATCCCAGCAGTTCTGGGTAACGCCTATCTGCGCGTCAGAAGCGGCGACCTTGTGGATACCGACGCGCCGAATAACGGCTGACCGCTTGGGCTTGCTGGCCTTGGCCACTCTGGTCTTAGTGTCGCCAGACTCCGGATCCAAAGCCGGTCCGAGCAGCATCCACGCAGCCCCAAAGGCAGCTAA